CGCAAAGAACGGTGATGCAAGATCCGCAGGTGGTTATCAATCATTTATTAATAGCACAAGCACATGTGTATACGTAGGTGAATTTACACAACCTTCTACAGGTACAGGAAGTCTTGTTGATAATCAAGGTACTGCTATTCCAAGAGCAACTATTGCTCCTTCAAGTTCTGCTGCTCCAGCAAGAGGAAGTTTAGCTCTTACTGATATTGATTCTGTTATGCAGAAGATTTATGAGCAAGGTGGTAAAGCTTCAAAGATCATGGTATCACCAAAGATCCGAAGAGACTTTTCTGATCTTATGGTTAGTGATACTGGCGTAGTTAGAAACATTGATGCAGGTGGTCAGCTAAGACAATCTGTTGATGTTTATATGTCAGACTTTGGTGAAGTTATGGTTGTACCTAACTACATTATGGGCTTAGCTAACTCAATTGATAATATGCTTGGACATAACCATGCTTCTACAAAGTTTACTTCGACAGGTAAACCAGACATGGCTAACTTCTCAGCATTGATTTATGATCCAATGTGGTTTGCTACAGCTTACCTAAGACCTCTACAAGAGGTTGACGTAGGTCAGCAAGGTGACTCAACCAAAGGTATGATGGTTGAAGAATGTACTCTTGAGGTACGTAACCCATTAGGATGTGGAGCAATCTACGGTCTTAATTAAAACTATTAGGAGAGGCTTTAATTAGTCTCTCCTTTTTATTGGAGAATGAGTATGACAATCAAAGCACCTGAGTCTCTTAAAAGTGCACTTAATAGAGATGTAAATAAAAGAGCTTTTGAAATAAGAAGTAAAATGAAAACTAAACCTGGAAAACAACCTTCACCAAGAGCAATTTCTAAAGCTAATAAATTTTCTGACTTTTTAGCAATAAAAGAAAAAGGTAAAAAGAATCCTGAGTTAATGAATAAAGCTTTCCCTGGTTCTGTTGAAAAAATAAAAAAGATGCAAATGAAGTTTGGAAATAAAATGTATAAAGAAGCTGGCGGTAAAATATCAAAGTATTATGCTGATGGTGGTATGGTTATTACAGGGAGAGACTAATGCCAATAAGTAAAAAATATCAAAAAATGGCAATGCAAGTTATTAATGCAAATCCAAATATTGCAGGAGCAAAATCAAATGTTCCAATGCCTAAGAAAAAACCTAAGCTTAAATATACAGATAGTAAAAGTAATCCAACTAATTTAAAAACTAAAGAGCAAGCTACTTATAAAGCTATGGGTGGTATGGCCAAGTATTATGAAGAAGGTGGATCAGTATTAACTGGCCGTCAACATAACTTACCTGATCATTTAAAAAAGAAAATAGTAGCAGCTAAGAAAAAGAAAAACTAATTAACATAACGGAGGGAACAATGTACGTTATTAAAACAGCAAACGGAAATATATACCCAGTAGAAAAGTGTGTATACAGAATAGGTGCAGTTACAAGTGGTGGATATAAGTTAACTCATTTATCACTTATGACTGTTACTGAAGCAGCAGGTGCTGAACCAAATCCTGGATTAACAGATAATCCTGCCGCAGCAACAGCTGGAGACTTATTAGGTTATATCGGTAAGACTGGTAGATTTATTGCTATCACAGAACCTGCTACTTAATAGGAGAAGAGGATGGCAAAAGAAAACGAATTTACATTTGGTAGTTCTACAGTAAAACCAAAGGAAGATATTAAAGCAGGCTTTGATTTACAAACAGGTAACTGGGAAGCTAAACAAGATGTTTCGCACTATTTAAAAAATGCTAAGCTTGATAGAGATAGACAAGCTTACTTTGGAAAACAAAATAAAAGTGGCTTTAGAAAGATGGCCACTATACCAGATATTGTAGCTATTAAAATTAATGAAGATCACGGAATAAATTTACATGATGGTACTTTTATGCGTGATAAAGATAAAATGAAAAAGCTAAAGTATATATTACAAACAGAATATAAACATTTGCTTGTAAATACCTAGGGAGATAGCTATGCCAACTTATACTGCTTTCGTGGACAAGATACAAGACTGGGCTAATAAAGATGAAACAGTTTTAAAAGATCCTGTTGTTCAAGATTGTATGAAGTATGCAGCTGATAATGTTTATAGAAGACTCAGAGTTACAGCATTAGAACAAACTGTTACTTATTCTAAAACACAGTTAGAGGCAGCTACTACTTCAGCTAACAATAGAGCTGCAAGTAAAACTGAATTAACTATTCCCGCAGATCTTACTGAGTTTATTCAGTTAAGAGAAATAGATGATGATGGAAGAACTTGCCGTGTGTTTAATGAAAAAACGGATCTTAGAACTTTTAATGATATTTATGCAGAAAAAACACAAGCAGCTTATTGGTCAAGAGTAGGTAATGTTCTTATTTATTCTCCAGGATTTAATTCAGGCTTTACAGCTTTTACACCAACTAAAACTGAACTACATTATTATAAAAGATTACCAGCATTAAATGCTTTGTATGATGTTACACCTGCAAACTTTACTGCAGGATATTTAACACCGGTTGCAAATAATGCAGCTGGAACTTTTTTATATAATGTAACAGCTTCTGCTTCTGTTAAATATGCTACACATGCAGAAGCAGTTACAGCAGATGCTACTAAAGCAACAGGGACTGCTCCTACTGGTAGTGGCATAGGTGCTTTTGCATTTACTAATTTAACAGGTGGGAATGGACATATAGTAGCTGGTGATGAACTATCAGGAACAGGAATAGCTCTTAATAGTAGTACAGGTGCTCCTCCTAAAGTAGATAGTATAACTTATACAGGTGCTACTACAGCTAATATAACTTTAGTTGCAAATGATACGCAAAGTCTTACGGGACAAACAGTTACATTTTCAAGTACAACTAGTACTAAATATATAGGTACTGAAGTAGCTCATTGGCTAAGAGATGAAAACGAAAAGCTTTTATTATATGGATCACTTGCAGAATGTTTTTATTATTTACAAGATGAAGATCAAGCTAAAAAGTATAATCAATTATTTATTCAAGAGCTAGCACAATTAAATGATGAAGATAACAAGAGAGGAGCATCAGGAGGAAACGTTCAAATAAACTTTAACGGAAGAGGGATGATATAATGCCAGCTACAAGTGACACAACAGGTTTTAGTTATAGTACACCAGCAGGTCCTGATACTGCAGATTTAACTGGAGCTACCTCTAGCAATTCACAAGGAAGTTTATTTTCAGCAACTACTTCAGGTTTACAAACTTTAGATGCAGTTATTACTACTATACTTTCAGATAATAAAAAAATAGCTTTTGAACCTTATAATAATCAATTTACTTTATCAGATGGTACTACAGGATATTCAGCATTACATTATGCTACAACTATAGAACTTACAGGATTAGATGCGTTAGCTAATGTTACTATAACTAATATTGCAGATAATGAAATTATTTCTTATGATAATGCTACTTCAAAGTTTATTAATGCTAAACTAGCTTTTGATAATATTGCTTCAGGAGTAGTGCTTGATAGTGATACAATGTCAGGTACAAGTGCTACAACTCTTGCAACTTCGGAAAGTATTAAAGCATACGTAGATTCACAAGTTACTGCTCAAGATCTTGATTTTTCTGGTGATAGTGGTGGAGCACAGTCTATAGATCTAGACAGTCAATCATTAACATTGACTGGTGGTACAGGTATAGATACTACAGGTTCTTCGCAAACAATGACGTTTGCTATTGATAATACAGTAGCTACATTGGCAGGCAGTCAAACTTTAACTAATAAAACATTGACTAGCGCAGTATTAGATACAGGAGTTAGTGGTACTGCTATTAAAGATGAAGACAATATGGCTTCTAATAGTGCTACACATTTAGCTACACAACAATCTATCAAAGCTTATGTAGATGCTCATCCTGGAGATATTACAGGAGTAACTGCAGGATCAGGTATGACAGGAGGAGGTGCATCAGGAGATGTTACTCTTAATGTTATTGGTGGTACAGGTATTACTGCTAATGCCGATGATATTGCTATAGACTCTACAGTTGCAACTTTAACTGGATCACAAATATTAACTAATAAATCTATTGATTCTGTTAATAATACAATTACAAATATTGTTAATGCTGATATTAAATCTGATGCTGCTATAGCTATTACTAAGCTAGCTAGCTCTTCTGTAAATTATGGGGGAGTTACTTTAGCACTTGGTGGAAGCGACACAACACCAGCTTTTGATTTAATACATGCTACTAATTACCCAACAAGTTCTTTAACTGGTACTATTACAAATACACAATTAGCAGGATCTATAGCAAATAGTAAATTATCTAATTTTACTGTAAGTTACGGAGGTGTATCTTTAGCACTTGGTGCAAGCGATGCTACTCCTGCTTTTGATTTAGCAGATGCTACAAACTATCCAACAAGTTCTTTATCAGGAACAATTACAAATGCACAACTTGCAGGGTCTATAGCAAATACTAAATTAGCTAATCATTCTATTAACTTTGGTGGTGTATCTTTAACATTGGGTGCAAGTGATACTACACCTGCTTTTAATTTATCTGATGCAACTAATTATCCTACATCAAGCTTAAGTGGTACTATTACAAATGCGCAGCTTGCAGGATCAATAGCTAACGCTAAACTAGCTAACTCAACTATAACAGTTACAGATGGATCTACCTCTACAGCTAAAGCTTTAGGTGAAACTATAACATTTTCTGGAACAGCTAACGAAGTTGAAGTTGGTGAAAGCTCAGGTACAATAACAGTAGGATTACCTAACAATGTTACTATAGCAGGGAATCTTACAGTTAATGGTGATACTATTACAGTTAATACAGAAACTTTAGATGTAGAAGATCCTTTAATAAAATTAGCTAGAAGTAATAGTGGAGCTGATAGTGTAGATATAGGATTCTACGGATTGTATGATACTTCAGGTTCACAAGATCTCTATGCTGGTTTATTTAGAGATGCTAATGATAGTGGTAAGTTTAAATTATTTAAAGATTTACAAGTAGAACCTACTACAACAGTTAACACAGGTGGGACAGGTTATGCTACTGGTACATTAATTGCAAACTTAGAAGGTAATGTAACAGGTAATGTAAGTGGTACTTCAGGATCAACTACTGGTAACGCAGCTACTGCTACGGCTTTAGCTAATGCAAGAACTATTGGTGGTACTAGTTTTGATGGTACAGCAAACATAGCAGTAGGACTTGCAGCTACTGCTACAGCTTTAGCTAATGCAAGAACTATAGGTGGAACATCATTTGATGGTACATCTAATATTGCAGTAGCACTTTCAGCTACAGCAACAGCACTTGCTAATGCTAGGACTATAGGTGGTGTATCTTTTGATGGTACTGGAAATATAAATCTTCCAGGAGTTAATACCGCAGGTAACCAAAATACTTCTGGTAATTCTGCAACAGCAACTGCTTTACAAAATGCTCGTACTATAGGTGGAGTATCTTTTGATGGAACAGGAAATATTAATTTACCTGGTGTAAACGCATCAGGCAATCAAGACACTTCTGGAAACGCTGCAACAGCTACTACTTTAGCAACTGCTAGAACTATTGCTGGTCAATCATTTGATGGTAGTGCTAATATTACAATCGCTTCAACTGATTTATCAAATACATCAAGCATTGCTTTATTAACTGCATCTCAAACTCTTACAAATAAAACTTTAACAACTCCAGTTATAAATGGGTTTAGTGGAACTGGTAATGGTTCTATTACTGGTGATTTAACTTTATCATCTACTGATGCTGGTTCTGGTGTTGACCCATCTTTAATACTATACAGAAACTCTGCAAGTCCTGCTAATCTTGATTCAACTGGTGAAATATTATTTAAGGCAAGAAATGATGCTTCACAAGACGTAGAGTATTCTAGAATAAGTGGATTAATTGAAGATCAAACAGATGGTACTGAAAACGGAAGAATTCAATTTTGGAATATGAATGATGGAAATTACCAGATGCAAATGTATCTAAGCAGTTATGGTCATCTAAATTTTAATGCTTATAATGCTAAAATAGTATGGAATAACCACAAAGGAACATCACATGATCTAGTTTTGGATATTAATAATTTAACTGCTGGTAGAACAATAACATTACCAGATGCAACTGGAACTGTAATAACTACTGGTAATACAAGTGCTATAACTAGTACTGGTACATTAACTGGATTAACTGTA